GTATTCTGTAGATGCATAGCAAGAGCCTTCTTTATCAGATAATACCAGACCTATTTTGCTTTTATTTAAATTATAGCTAACATCTGATAGGCTTATATTTTTTAAAATTTTTGTTGGTTTAAATACGCTTAAATCATAATCACCATACGTTATAAAAAGCTTGGTATTATCTAAATCACTAATCAATGAGTGGCCTTTCCAGCTTTCACCATGCGCATTTAATACTATATCATATTCTTTGGAGCCGTTCTTTATTGTAAAGATATTATTGTCTAACCAGCAGTTTTGATTGCAAAAAAATGCTGGTATATTATTTGGATAGAAATTTAACTCTTCTGGACTATTAGCCAGTATTGTAACGGTGTTACAGTGACGTTCTATTAATTTGTACTCTGCTACTCCATCACTATACCACCACGGAATTAAAAAAACGTGTATATTTTTATATCGTGTCTTTAACTTAATTAAGATCTGTAGTAAAAAGCTTTTTGTGGCTATACCTTTACATGTTGTAGCAAGAAACAGATAGATTGCATCATCAGACTTATAAAAAGGTTTTATATTTAATTGATCTATCATTATGTTAAGAATAAGCCTAGCTTTACATTAAAACTGTTACTTAAAACCTTTGTTGAAGTAATATTATAACGTTCTAATAGTGTTTTAAACTTTTCAAAATTTGGCCTTTTGTTAAGACTATTAAGCACTTTTTGTAGCTTAATCTTAATCTCCTTACTCTCTCCAGAGTCCAAGGTTAGCAGCATTTCGTATTCCTTAATATCTTTACTATCAATAATATATGCTATAGATAAAAGCTTAGCAATTTTTATAAAAATAGCATAGACAAAATTGTAATAGGGCTCTAAGAGTATTAGTTTAGATTTTTTATTTACTAGGTATATTAATTTAAAGTTTTTGTTTTTCTCTATTATACTAAAAAGAATATTACAAATTCTCAACACTATGAAGCTTTTGATCAATTTTGATTTGTTTTCTAGGCAAAAGCTATGATTATCCTCTTCAACTAAATTTTCAAGTTCTAGTACTAAAGAATCAACATCAACTACACGTATATCGCTAAACTGTAAAATATGTGGCATACTTTTATTATAACGGAATTACTCATTATGTTCAATAAAATTTTTTGGAGGCGACCCTATTCTTACATTAAGTATGCCGTTGTAATAATCTTCACGTAAAATAACATCATTTTTTATTTGTTCTTTAATTTCACGATAACCTAACTCCCACTTTGAGTCACAAAAACATAGAATTATAAATTCAAATTTTTCTTTACCATATTTTTGTATATCTGCATTTAATTCGACCGACGAACCTGTATACGACTTCCAATCTGTTTCTTTTAGTTCATGCCGTTTATTCTTCTTACCTTTGAGAGGTGGCCGCTTCAAGGTAGTTATACATTGCTTTTTACCTATATATTTTTTGTCATTAACTAAGTTGCGAATTTGATATATGAATCCAAAAGCATTTTCTTTAAATACAACTGTATCAGCAAGTTTCCAATGACCAAGATCCATTCGCTATTTAATTAATGGCCTGCGCTGTACAACTATTTTCTTTTTTTTGCCTACTTTTTTTGCACCGAGTGCGAAAGGTACACGCGAATCACCGGGTGCGTAAAAATCTGAATTACCAACTGCTCCACCATTGCTTGTGATCCCTGGTCCGAAGACCCCGCCTTCGCCCGCTGTATTCATTTCAGTAATAAATTGTCTAAATGTCTTACTCTTGATTATCATATAGTTGTTGCTATTATTTATGAATGGATCAGCTTAATTCCTATATTAAAGAATTGGAAGAGGATGTAAAGATAGATGAGTTAAACCTTAAAGAGGCCGCTCTTATGCTACCAGCAAGAAAAGCAAAATGGGTTTCAAGACTTATTATTGAAAAAAACAATTTAAACGATCTTCACAAGGAACGTACGAGACTTATTAATGATGTTGTTGAAGAAATTAAAAAAGAATCTCATGTTCGGCTAGCTACCCCTACACTCGAGAAAGCTGCAGAGAAGCATGGAAAGGTAGCAACTATCACCCAGGAGATAGCACGCAAACAAAATATAATCGAGTTTCTCGAGCGTGTTGAAAAGACCATACACAGCATTGGGTTTGATATAAAAAACCTAATCGAGGTTATTAAAATGGAGACTTCGTGATGGTGTATTTTGATTTAGATAAAAACGGTAAATACGGATTTATTACGGGGGATCATATTAATGATATAAGAGAGTTTTTCTCTGTAAAAAACGAAGGCGCTAGATTTGCTCGGATGAAAGGTAGATTCATTCCCTCTAGAACATATGCTATTACGCCAGGTGGAAGGATGGACCCGTGCTTATTTTATGAAATAACTAAGTTTTTATTACAAAACAATTATTGCAAGCAGGATGACATCAAAGCATCAAATAAATTTTTAGAGAATATTTTACCTGCACAAACAACATACCACAAGAACATATCTTACACTAAAGAGCCTTTTAATAATCTTTCCTTGCAATTAAGAGATTATCAACAAGCAATTGTTTCTAAATGTCTTGATGCTGGCCGCGGTGTTGTTGTACTTGCAACAGCGGGAGGCAAGACTCTTATTATGGCCTCGCTTCTTTCAAATTTCTTTCATTTTAAAAATACTTTTAAGTGTCTTCTAATCGTACCTGATCTTGGTTTAGCGGAGCAAACCTTTAAGGATTTTTATGATTATAACGTGCCATTTATTTCTAAAAAATGGACAGGCAGTAATAAGTTTGAATCAAGTAAAACGGATGCGTTTAATGTAGTAATTGCAAATTTGGGCATCTTACAATCGGAAAATTCTGATCTTACTTGGCTAGAAGATATAGATCTACTTATAATAGACGAGGTGCATAAGGTGCGTCGCGGTAATAAAGTTAATGATATTCTTAAAACAATTAAAACAAATATACGCTTCGGGTTTACTGGTACTATGCCAGAGGATAAGTTGGATCAATGGAATATAATAGGTAAAATCGGGCCTATTATATATGAGAAAAACAGTTTTCAGCTTCGAACAGAAAAGTATATATCTAAAGTAAACGCTAATATTATAGAGTTGTGTTACAAAACAACACCACCAGTAATAAAGGACATTACTAACCCGGCAGAAAGGTATAAATCAGAATTAGAGTTTTTATTTACTAACTCGTTTAGAAACAACACGTTAGCGGTTTTATGTAATAATGCTCCAAATAACGTTTTAATACTTGTAGATTACATTAAACATGGCGAGACCTTATATGAACAATTGACAAGAACCTGTAATAGGAAGCAAGTCTTTTTTATTAGAGGAGAGGTTGAAATAAGCGATAGGGAAAAGGTAAAGGAGTTAATGGAAAAAAATAATAATATTGTATGTGTAGCTATAAGTAAGATATTCAGTACAGGGGTGAACATAAAGAATTTACATTTTATAGTTTTTGCGGGTGGGGGAAAGGCAAAGATAAAAACCATTCAAAGTATTGGTAGAGGTCTTAGACTACACGAGGCAAAAGATAAGCTTTATATTATAGATTTTGCGGACCAGTTAACTTATGGTATGAGACATCAACAAAAGCGCCAGCAGCTATATGATCAAGAAAGAATACCCTATACAGTTAAACAGCTAACTGAAAAATAATTTTTATGAAAAAAACAAAAACTAAAAAAGTACAAGAGCATTTAATAGAGAACAAGCAAAAAGCTGATTTAGGAGATATCGAGCTTGAATTGCCACCTGATTTAAAAAATCTTGAATCAGTAATAACAGCTGCTGTTGAAAAGCCGACCAAGGGTAAAAAACTCAAGCCTTCAGAAAAGCCTCACTATGTAAACAGTAAGCAATTTGAGGAAGAAATCAGACAGTATTACAAGACGGATAAAATGACTGAATATCTAGCTGATGCTATTAGAAGAATTGCGTATGGGCTCTCTTTTGCCCCAAATTTTATTAATTACTCATATAGAGACGAGATGATAGGCGACGCTGTTGTTAAGATGTACCAGGCGCTAAAATATAAAAAATTTAAACTTAATCACGGGTTTAGCCCCTTTAGTTATTTTACGACTATAGCATTCCACGCATTTATTAGCCGTATCAAAAAAGAAAAGAAACATCATCAATTAATTGTTGACTATAGAGAAAGAAATTATGACAGCCTGATTAATAAAGACGAAGACGGTACTGGTATAAGAGTGTATACTCCAGATGGTGCTGGAGGACTTGATAACAGTCTCTATAATGAGAGTAATGCCTAATTCTCGAATCGCTATATTTTCAGATTTACATCTTGGTGTTCATATGAACAGTCAAGTATGGCATGATATTTCTCTCAATTGGGCAAACTGGATAGTTAGCGAGCTTAAGCAAAAGAATATAACTGAAATTATATTCTGCGGGGATTTTTTCCATAGTAGAAGCGAAATTACAGTTAATACATTGCATCACGCAAGTGTTATTCTAGAAGCGTTTAAAGATTTTAGGATTTATATGCTTGCCGGTAATCACGATTCTTTTTATAAAAATAATTGTACCGTTAATAGTATTAGAATTTTCCATGGTAGAGATAATATTGATATTATCGATAGGCCTTGTTTAAAGCAGATTAATGGTAAAGAATATTTTTTTGCCCCCTGGGGGACTGAACTATCCGATATCCAAAGTTGTGACGCTCTTTTTGGGCATTTTGAAATAGAAACTTTTAAAATGAATAGCTTTAAAGTCTGTGAAGGTGGCTTTAAGTCTAGTGACTTATTAAAATTTGCCCCGCTGGTTATTTCTGGTCATTTTCATCTTCGTGAAGAAAGAAAATATAACAAAGGCACCGTACTTTACGTGGGCTGTCCCTTTGAATTAGATTTTGGTGATGAAGGATCGACTAAGGGGTACTATTTACTTGATACTAAAACGCTGCAATATGAATTTTTTCCTAATGAAATATCTCCCAGACATATCAAGATTAATCTTTCTGATCTAGTTAAAATAGATAATTTTATTGAAGCTGGAAATTTAATTTTTGGAAATAATATTGTTAAGCTCGGTATAGATAGGAATGTATCCACCCAGGATTTAGAGAAGCTTACCGTTAAGCTACACAATTATAACCCGTTAAATCTTGTATTAGATAATAGTGTCAAGTTTGATAAGTTCGGCGCTGATATCGAGCAGAATATTGACCTGAGTGGAGTTGATATAACAAAAGCAATAACAGATTTTGTCCAGTTGTTAGATATAGAAAATAAAAAAGATGTAACTGAATACACGATATCCCTTTATAATCAATGTAAATGAAAAAAATCATTTTTAAAACACTAACTATAAAAAACTTTTTAAGTGTAGGCGACAAACCTGTAAAGATTGATTTCAAGCCTGGGCTACATGGTATTACAGGAATCAATAGAGATCAATTAGATAGACGTAATGGAGTAGGTAAGAGTACTATCCCTGATGCCTTACATTTTGCTTTATTCGGTACTACTATAAGAGAGCTTAAGAAGGAGTTTATTATTAATAATATTACTGGTAAGACGTGTACTGTGTCATTGACTTTTACTATAGTCAAAGGCAATGATAAACAAAATTATGAGATAGTACGAACATTAGAACCGAGTAAATGTATTTTATATCTAAACGATAGAGACATTACAAGAGATAGTATTGCTAATACAACAGAATATATTGGTGAAATAATACAGTGTACACCTGAAATATTTCAAAATTGTGTCATAATGACAGTGAATAATACTGTACCTTTTATGGCTAAAAAGAAGAATGATAAGCGTAAGTTTATTGAAGGTATTTTTAATTTAGAAATTTTTAGTAAAATGCTTGTGCAGCTGAGAGATGAATACAGCGAGATTAAAAAAAATTTAGATACAGAAACCGCTAGGCAAGAGGAAATAACTACATCTATTGACACTCTTAAGCAACAAAAAGAAAAATCACATCGCGAATACGAGAACAGAAAACAAACACTACTAAAAAGGCAAACCGATAATAACAATGAGCTTGATACAATCAAGCAAAGAATAGACAACTATAAACCGATTAATGAAGAGGACGTTAATAAAAATATAGCTTTACTCAATACTAAACTACAAGAATGTGATGTCAAGATTCAGGATTTAGGTAAGAATATATCAGCGCTTGAAACGAAGAATGAATACGATATTGCCACTTTAACTAAAATCGGTACAGAAGAAGACACATGCCCGACTTGTTTGCGTCCTATGCTTGAACAAGATAAACAACATATCCACACTACACGTGTCAGCTATGAAACCGGTATAAAAAACAGGGAAACAGATATTACCAGTTACGAGATAAAATTACAAGAGCTAAACACCCTAAAGACAAAAATTCTTGATGCAATCAAGAAAGGTCAAAATAGCATTAATCAAAGTACATTAACAAAGCAGCAATTTGAAAATGATCAATCTCGTTTAAATCAGCTTATTACATATAACAAAGAAGTAGATCAAGACCTATTACATTTGAGCGATACTAGCTCCACAGTTGATAATTTGATAAAAGAGACATCTACAAAATTGCAACAAGTTGAAGAAAAGGTTTACGGTTTAAAGCGAATTACTAATCTACTCGATACAGTTAAATTTGTAGTAAGTGAGGAGGGGGTTAAAAGCTTTATCGTAAAGAGAATACTTACTTTGTTTAATAGTAAGCTAGCATCCTATTTAAAGCGCCTAAATTCTAATGCTATGATTTCATTCAATGAGTATTTTGAAGAATCTATTATTAACGATAAGGGAAAAGAAACAACATATTTTAACTTTAGCGGAGCAGAAAGAAAGGTTATTGATCTTGCAATAATGTTTTGTTTTATAGATATGCTTAGTTTACAGGGTAATATATTTTATAATATTCAGTTTTATGATGAGTTATTAGATACTAGCCTTGACGAGACCGGGGTCGAGTTAGTATTGAGGCTATTAAATGAATTTGTAGATAAGAATAATTTCGGAGTATATATTATTTCTCATCGTAAAGAATGCGCCCGCTTGGTTAGTGGAGATATTATATTCTTAGAAAAAAGCAACGGGTTAACAACCCTTAGTACTAGTAGTAGTTGACATATGGTAACATGTTTATATATATAAGAGAATGATTGCCGCGAATCCCTTTTTACCGCCGCTGCTACATCATGTTCAACCTACTGGGTATCAAGCTTCATCCAAACCAGTAATTGAGGCAGATAACTCACAGCCGCCAGAAGTTAATTTACCTAGAGCTGTACAATATTATGCCGATTATTCAGGTTGCGGTTTTTGGCGTATGCTCTGGCCAGAACATCTATTAAACGCTTACGGTCACATGACCGTACACGGTAGTACCGTTATGGTTTTAGATCCGAGATGGTATGTAAACGTCAAGGCAGTTAGAATTCAAAGACAGGCAACATCATCACAGCTACAATTTGTTAAATTTTTGAGAGAAGTTTCTAAACAGGTTGGGTTTAGAATTATTTACGAAATCGACGATTTGGTTTTTTGTGAGGATATTCCCGATTATAATAAATTTAAAACCGCATTTGTAGACCCGGAGATTAGAAGGAACGCCCAGGAAATAATGTCATTGTGCGATGAAATTACAGTTACAAATGATTTTATGAAAGAGTATTATGCTAAGAAGACCGGTCATAAGCATATTACTGTAATCCCAAATTTTCCGCCCAAATTCTGGTTAGGTAATTTTTATAATGAAAAGGCTATAAGCGGTAACTATGATGCATATCAAAAGAAGCCTCGTGTGCTATACGCTGGTTCGGGCGCACATTTTGATGTTGAGAATAGAGTTAATCAGAACGACGATTTTGCACATGTTGTTAGGGCCATTTACAATACGCATCAAGAGTTTCAATGGGTATTTCTCGGTGCTTACCCCCTCGGAATAAGGCCATTAATTGATTCTGGTGCAGTGGAATATCATCCCTGGGTAAATTTATATGATTATGGAGAAAAACTTAAAAACTTACGTGTGAATATGGTTGTTGCCCCGCTCCAGGATAATACCTTTAACAAGAGTAAGTCTGATTTGAAATGGATTGAGGCTAATTGCTTAGGTTTACCGATTGCGTGTCAAGATCTTTGCACCTATAAGGATGCTGAGTTTAAATTTACAACAGGCGATCAGATGGTGGCGCAGATACGAGAAGTATTGAGTAGGAAGGGCCGATATATGAATATATGTGCCGCGGCAAGAAAAAATGCTGATGCAAGATGGCTAGAGAATGATAATAATATAGCATGCTACAGGGAGCTTTTCTCACTGCCTTATGGAAGCCCAGACCGTATACAGTTAAATAGAATTAATAATATTTAAAGCTTAGCAATTATTTTAAAGATATAACAAAGACTAGGGTATACTAGAAAAGTTAGTAACGGTGTAACGGCTGGTGCATTAATTAATACCACAAAAGCGATACCTGTTGCTAGAGAGAGCCAGAACGACAGACATATCCAGCAGGAAGTAAGTTTACCCAAAAACGGGGATCTCATAAAAAGAAAATCATCGAATTCGTTATTTGTAATAAAATTTCTTTTTAAAAAAAGTTTACCAAGCGTAATTTTTAAAGGACTACCAAACCAAAGTAATAGTAGACTACTAACTATAAGAGAACCTGTAAAAAACTCAATTATTGTCATTGATTAATAAGACCTTGCAACTTAATAATATACTGCTGTCTTAAATTTCTTTCTGCACAAGTCCCGCAACCGCCTTGTCTTCGAACGGTTTCCAAATCAACACCATATTGATGCCTTAGTGACTGACAATCTGGTATTTCAGGAGGACAAGGCTTAGCAAAATCAAAAAATTGCATAATAGTATCCATATTGTATAATATTTTATTGCTTCCGTAAGGAAATCAATTATTATATATTTAATGATAGGCTATAGAAATATTGCGTACGACCCGAGACAAGAGCTAATACGTCTTTTTACTTGGGACTCTACAGGTAAAAGAATAGCAGTTGATTCAACCTTTCACCCCTACATTTTCTTAGAAAGTAATAACTCTTCAGATGCTGTTAGTATTTTTAATACTAAACTAAAAAAGAAAACATTCCGTAACCAATTCGAAAAATCAAAGTTTCTTAGTGATATTAATACACCACGTGTATTTGAAAATTTATCTCCAGGTCAGCAGTTTCTCATCGACAACTTCTGGCAAGTTAACGAGACGTCAGAATTTTCACAATTTCCCTTAAAACTATATTTTCTTGATATTGAGACGTATTCTGTAGATGATTTTCCCAATATAGAGACTGCTAATCACCCTATCAATATCATCACAATATATGATTCTTTAGCTAAAAGATTTATAACGTGGGGGACTAAGCCATATCATACTATAGCGGAAGATCAAACATATTTTTACTGTAAAACTGAAAGGGAGATGCTTGAACGATTTATTAAGCATATCGAGGGCGACTATCCTGATGTTTTGTTAGGCTGGAACTCAGTGCTCTTTGACTTGCCCTATCTCATTAATAGAATAAGAGGTATGTTTGATGATGCTACTGTTGCAAGATTAAGCCCTATGCAACGTGTTCACAGCCGCAGTTTACGTGGTCAGTTTGGTAAAGAACAAGTAAGATGGTATATAGATGGTGTGTCGTGTCTAGATTATCTAGATATTTATAAGCGGTTTTGCTTAACGTTGAGGGAAAACTATAAACTAGATAATATTGCAAAAATAGAGCTCGGTGAACGCAAAGTCGATTATGGTGAGACAAACCTGAGCAGTCTCGCTGATAAAGATTGGAAAACATTTGTTGAGTATAATATCCAGGACGTGCGCATTCTTGTTAAGCTAGAGGAAAAACTACAATACTTTCAGCTTTTACGTATGCTTAGCTATACAGGGCTTACAACGATGGAGGCTGCAATGGGTAGTATGAGTGTTATTATTGGTGCATGTGCCATCCGCGCAAGGTATAGAAATAAAAAAATTCCTACGTTTATCCGGGGTGAAGACGACGGCAAACAAAATGAAGGGGCATATGTCAGTGAGCCTAAGAGGGGGTTTCAAAAGAATGTTGTAAGTTTTGATGCTAATAGCCTGTACCCCTCTGTGATGATTACGTTAAATCTATCCCCTGAAACAAAAATGGGGGTGATAGAGTCACAAACAAAAGATGAGGTAACTATACGTGATGTTAATAATAACACCGTTACCCTGTCTATGGCTAAATTTGCTACACTAGTGCAGCAGGAGAAATTGAGTCTCAGTAAAGCCAAGGTACTTTTTAGTCAAAAACACAAAGGTATTATTCCCGAGATGGTTGATCAATATTACAAATACCGTGTACAGGTTCGAAAAGATTTGAAGAAAGCTAAAAGACTATTAACAACTTTGGAAAAGAATAGTAAAGAATATCTAAAAACAAAAGACGAAATTAACGTACTCAACATCAAGCAGCACACGATAAAAATCTTTATTAACACCGTATATGGTGCTTTAGGAAATAAGGTTTTTCCTCTAGGTGATGATGACCTTGCAAGAAGCATCACTCTTACAGGTCAAGCCGTTATTAAGCAGGGCAATATAATATTGTCAAATTATATAAAAGAAAAAGCCGGTCTAACAGACGAGCAAATTAAAATTGACTCGCCAATCATATATAATGACACCGATTCAGTATATATAACGCTACATAATCTAATTAAAAACGCGGGTCTAAAATTCTTAGATAGTAAAGGCAAGATTACGCCTGAATTTTATAAGGAAGTCGAGGATATAGAGCAATATCTTAATACCCACATAAAGAGCTGGTGTGAAAAGTCACTTAATAGTCTGGATAGTAGAATTATTTTTAAGCGCGAAGCTATTTGCGATGCAGGGGTATTTTTGCAGAAAAAGCGCTATGTTATACACATTCTAGATGAGGAAGGTATACCTACAGAAAAATTTAAGTATACAGGCGTGGAGATCGCCAGAACAACTATGCCGGCGCCTATTAAGCCGCTAGCAAAGAAAATTGTTGAGACTATGCTCTTGACGCAAGATCAATCAAAAACAGGTCAAGTTATTTCAGACACATATGATTTATTTAAAACCTTACCAGTAAGCGATATTTCATTTGTCACTGGTTTAAAGGGGTACGAAAAATATTCACACCGCTGTGATGGATTTAAGACGGTAAAATCAATGCCATTACACGTTAAAGCTGCATATATGCATAATTTACTACTTGAGCATTTTAATATTGATAAGAAGTATGAAAAAATTGGCTCTGGTGATAAGATAAGGTATTTCTATGTTAAGCAACCTAACAAATATAATATTAGTGCTATTGCCTATAAGTATTATTACCCAGAAGAATTTGCTGCGGTATTTGAGCCTGATCACGACATGATGTTCGACAAAATTATCTACAGTGCTGTGGAACGTTTTTACGAGGCTGTAAATTGGACACCTAAGAAGCCAGGCGAAGCGTTGCAGTGTGATTTATTTTCACTTTTAGGCTAAAAGGGGTTGATTTTTATAAAACATCCTATATATTATACATATGAGCGATATTATTGTATTTGTAAATCACGTTGGTCAAACACTTCTTGCTGAAAAGCTAGAAGAAACATCAAAAGTTCTTAAAGTTAAGAACCCAGCAATACTACATGTAACGCCTAGTCAAAGTGGCCAGTTACAGGTTCAGCTAGTTCCTTATTTCTTTAAGGAGTTTATTGATGTTGCTTCCAGAAAAAACGGCGCAATTTTTAATTTTGATAAAGATAAGGTTGTTACGACAGAAATTGCACTAGAGCCTAAGCTCAACGAGCAATACGATCGTATTTTCTCTGACGCTCCAGTTCCGTCGGCTCCGACGGCTGCCGGTAGCGAGCCCTCGGTTATTAAGCTGTTTGACGAATGAAGCAAGACGAGCTCCTGTCGAAAGCGTTTAAGACACTAGACGCTTTAAACCCAGAGGCTACTTTTCTTTCAGAAAATGCTCTTTGTAATGTTGATACTTGGTATGATACCGGGTGTTATGCATTAAATGCCATAGTTTCTGGCAGATTAAGAGAGGGCGGTATACCTAAAGGACGTATTACTATTTTTGCAGGGCCTTCTCAAACTGGTAAGACATTATTAGTTAATAAAATTTTAGGCCTTGCCCAGAAAAAAGGTATTATACCTGTAATATTTGATACGGAGTTCGCTATTGACAAGACAACAACTGCTGGTGTAGGTCTAGACCCAGATAAAACAAAATATGTACCTGTCTATACAATTGAAAATGCTCGTAATCAAATTAGTACGTTTCTCGATAGTATTGTAGAGAATAATCTGCAGGGTAAATTTATTATTAGTTTAGATAGTCTGGGTAATTTAGCTGGCAGTAAGGAGGTAACAGATGTTGAGAAGGATAAGAGTGCCGCTGATATGGGCACAAGAGCTAAAGGGTTAAAGAGTATGTTGAGACTCCTTACATACAAGGCCGGCCGAGCCGGTGTACCTATTCTAATGACCAATCATACTTACAGTGATCCAGCCTCACTATATCCCTCTTTAGTTCAGAATCAGAGCGGTGGAAGCGGGCCACTTTATATGGCTAGCGTAATAGTGCAATTAGCAAAGAAAAATGAAAAACAGGAAAGCGAAGAGGATGCTATTTTACCTGAGGCCAAAAATTATAGCGGAGTCACACTAAGAGCACTAACTGTTAAGAATAGATTTGTACCTCCATTTCTAGAAGCAAGTATTAATTTAAATTATTTAACTGGTCTCGACAAATATAGTGGTCTGCTCGAGATGGCTGTTAACCATGGTTTGATTATTCAAACAGGTTCTACTTACACCAAGCCAGACGGTACCAAGTTAGGATATGCAAAGAACTTTACTAAGGATTCAAAGTTCTATGAGGATTTAATACCTCTATTAGATAAGAAGCTTGAGACCGCGTACAAATATGGAAACGTATCTGGCGAGGCTGTAAGTGAAAAAGACTAAGATTGTAGTTCCTGTTTCTGGCGGTATGGATAGTACCGTCATTTTGTATAAAGCTGTTGAAGAAGTTGGTTCTGATAATGTGTGCGTTCTTTCTTTTAACTACGGTCAACGCCACAAAAAGGAGCTTGAGGCCGCGCAATATCATATTAATAAGCTTAAAATTTTAAATTGGAAAACCGTTGATACTACTTTTATTCGTGAGTTAGCCCCTGTAAGTAGTTTGACTAATGACGATATCAATACACCTGACATTAGAGAAATTGCAGGCGAAGCGCAACCTAAATCTTACGTCCCGAATCGTAATATGATATTTTTAAGTATTGCAGCTTCATATGCAGAGGCAGTTAATGCGAATACAGTATATCACGGAGCTACTAAGGTGGATAGTCTCGCCGGATACTGGGATGCAAGCCCAGAATTTCTACCTTTAATTAATAATGTTCTTGAATTAAATAGAGAGAACCGAATACAAATTATTGCACCTTTAATAGAAATGGACAAGGCAGATATAGTAAGAGAGGGTGTGCGGCTTAAAGTTGAATTCAGCAAAACCTATACTTGTTATTCAGGAGATGAATTGTGTGACGCAAATTCTGCTAGTAGTGCGCTTCGTCTCAAGGGGTTTGTTAATGCGGGGTTTATCGACCCGCTTCCTTACAAACAAGATTTAAACCATATTTGGAAAAAATATAATTGTAGATTAATTAATTACGATACCTATAATAACTAGATGTGCGGTATATTTGGCGCTACAGAACAAGATCAATTTTTAACGCTATACGATTTAAACCAAAAGCGTGGTAATTTTGCTACCTCACTTTGTTTTGTCAGTAAAAATGGTGACATGCATATACATAGATGGAGCGGTGCTATATCTGTTGCTGAAGTTAAAAAAATTATAAACCAGCTTCACGAAAAAATAATACTTTATGCAGGGCACACACAAGCGCCAACATCAGTAAAAAGAAAGTATTCCCCAGAAACAGCTCACCCATTTAATACACAACACTATACAATTGCACATAATGGTGTTTTAACAAATTTTAAGGAATTAAAAGAAATGTTTGACCCTAAATGGAAAAACCCAGTAGATAGTAGTATAATACCTTTTATGTGCACTATGTATGAGGAAGAGTTTCCTGACTGTGCAAACATAGAAGCGATCGTACAAACGCTCGGAAAGCTTGAAGGTACGTTTGGGTTATGGATTTATGATTCTGATATTAATACCATGTTTCTAGCAAGATGTGGCAGTACATTATTTGCAGATAAAATTAATAACAGCTTTAGTAGTGTTAAATTTAAGAATTCTGAACCGTTAGATGAAGGGTGCCTTTACCAGCTAACACCGGAAGGTATTACAGCAGTAAGCATGTTTGATTTTGATAGTCCGTTCTTTACGTAGTACTATATCTATCAAAGTCATCAAAACCAACATCAGGCTCCCAAGCACCAAGATCTTTTAAAATATCTGTTGGTGTTTCAGCATCATCTGTCTCAATAGTTGAGACTTCACCTGTACCTTCACCTTCTTTTTCTTTTTTAGAGTCTGACTTTACGTATGCATTTTTAAATTTTAAACTATCTACAAATGTTGTGATGAATTCCTTATCGCTAGCTGTCTTAGTATCATATGCTTGCATGATAGCATCTCTTAAAGCAGAATTAAACTCTTCGGTCTCGTATAAATCGCTGTCTATGGGAACGGTTATTTCGTCCGGAAGTTCAACAAAAACTTTTTGAAAATCAGGTATAAACCTTGCCATACTTCTTACATAAGTGACATCGGTTGCTGGAGCCTCTGGTTGTTCTTCTGGTTGCCCCGTACCCGCAGGCGCGTCAGCCTTTTTAACGGCATCTTTTATTTTCTTAACACCTTTTACTGGAGCTATCACGCCTTTTTCACCAACAGCATAGTCTCTATAAAAATCTCCTAAATTAGCAATAACCCTTGCTGTATAACCTTTAAGAGCATCGCTGCCAGGCACCTGTAATTCTGGATTTTCTATTTTTAAATCTTTTAATGCTAGCCCGATAGCATTTTTTATAGCAAGTCTAAACTGATCTTCATTTCTCGATGGATTTATATATCCAACTTCCCTACCATTAATTACACTTGATTTTTGTTTAAAAAGACGAGGAAAAATAGCTGCAGTTAGTTTGTCAGCAGCGTCTTCAAGTGATATATTAAGGCTCTTAGCTATTGAACCTATTAGATAACCACCACCAGGAGCAGTTTTAATTTTCTGTCGAATAGTTGGAGAAGGTCCACCAGCCCAGTCTGTTCCAATATCTAGCTCGTTTATTAGCTTATAAGCTTCAAAAATTAATTTTGTGTCTAAATCCATAATACTTGATTATTTATTAGAAAACACTATAATTTCATGAATGATAGGTGTTTTTTCAATAAGCCCGCTGGATAAGGACTGTTTATTAGAACGTACATTACCTAAAAACAGTAATTTAGAGCTTAATATAATCTACAATAACAAAGATATAGGGTTAAGTAAGTTTTATAATAGCGTTATTAATAATGAGCAAAACGACAAATATGACGCTGTAATTTGTTGCCATGATGATGTTTCTTTGAGATTTGCAAACCTTACTGTAGCTGCAAAAGATTCTTTAATTAATTATGATGTTGTTGGAGTGGCAGGTGGCTTAAAACCTAAAATTGTAGAGAGAAATTTATGGCATTGGATGGTACAACGCGAGGATTACAGGGGAATTGCCGCGCATGGTGATAGGTTAGAAAATATGTTCGTAACATCCTTTGGAAATACACCTGCTAATGTACAAATGCTTGACGGGGTTTTTTTAATGTTTAATCCGAAAAGGTTGAGAAATACAAAAGCAAGATTTGATGAATCTTTTGTATGGCATCATTACGATATAGATTTCTCCTTGACTTGTAATAAACATGGTGTTAAACTAGGGGTATGGCCTATTCTTATATATCATCAAAGCCCGGGGTTAAGAGACATAAACGAACCTAAGTGGGTAAAGAGTAATGACTATTTTAAATTAAAATGGAAGTAGAAAAAAAGAAAAATTTAGATTTAGACTTTTATGAGACGGTTATAGCTTATAATAGCTTAACCAGCTCTAGTTATCTTGCATCTATTATAGACTCACTCGAAACTAGGTTTTTTAAAAATAAAGATATTAAAAATATTGTTTCAATAATTATTAAATTTTTTCAGGAAAGAGGCAACGTTCCAACACATACTGAAATTAAGACCTACCTAGTTAACGATGAGCTTAAGCAGAGTTTTAAAAATGTAGTTACTAGTTTTGTTGATATGGATAAAAAATTTGATAAGAATGAACTAGTAGAAAACACAGAATTATTTTTAAAAGAAAAGGCCGTGTATCATGCATTGCTGGATGCTGCGGATAAGTTAGACTCTAAACAACTTAATACAGCAGAGCTTTTAACAAAAATAGAAAAAGCAGTTGGTATTAATTTATCTCAACACATGGGAATAGAGTTGTTTGAAGATATTGATGTTTTTATAAATGATCTTCATAGCGAGGAACCTCATATTAAAACAGGATGGAAATGGTTAGATAGTAGGTTAGGTGGAGGATTTTTAGAAAACGGAAGAGCTCTGTATGTATTTGCAGGTGAAACCAATGTCGGCAAAAGTATATTCCTTGGTAATATTGCAACCAATATAGCCCTAAATGGCAAGACAGTATTATTAATTTCATTAGAAATGAGCGAAATGATGTATGCAAGACGTCTATCTTCAGTTATAACTAGTATACCTCTCAGTCACCTAAAGGCTGAATCCGATAATTTAAAGCAATTAATAACACAGATTGCTTCAGGTAAAAAGTCTAAAATTATAATTAAAGAATTTCCACCCTCCACCCTCACCCCGTATCAACTAAAAGCCTTTATAAAAAAATTAATACAAAAAGGTATTAAACCGGACGCCATAGTATTGGATTATCTGAACTTATTACATAGTCCTATAGGTAATAATAGTTACGAAAGAGTCTTACACGCTGCACAGCAAACACGTGCTTTAAGCTATGAACTTAATTGTCCTATAATTTCTGCAACCCAATTAAATAGATCCGGTTATAACGTTGATAACCCTGGATTAGAAACAATTTCGGAGAGTATAGGACTCGCTACAACCGCTGATGCTATTATATCTATTTGGCAAAAGGACGAGGATAAAGAACTTGGAACAATTAATATAGGTATGACAAAAAACCGCTTTGGGCCTAATTTTGGCAGCATTGCGTTAAAAATTGATTATAATACATTGCAGATCACCGAGGATGATACTATTAACGAAAGTGATGAGGCTAGGGAGTTCACAAAAACGCTATCCGTATTGGGAGGGCCGTGATTTTTAATCAATCAGTTATAAATTCATACAGCCGTAAAGAGTTATATGAATTTCAACAATATTCAACATGAAGAAACAGATCATCTTTTTCGTTCATATTGTAGTTTTGTTTGTATTGCATACAACAAAAAATATAATCTAGCCAATATATTGCTTTTATTTTTACAGAATAAGAGTTTAAAATCTTTATTTAAATCATTACTTGATGTTGAAAGTGACGTACTAGCTGTTAGAATGTTTTTAGAGTTTGATCCCTCATTATGTAAGAGCAAATACATTATGAAGTATTTGAACTCTCATAAATCTAATGATCTCAGAAAAAATAATTTATAATGTATTTTTAAAGATTTCTCGCACGCAAGCTGGTTTACCCTTTCGCTATAGAAAGCAGTGGCATGGTTTCGAGGAAACCCCTCAATACCAGCACGTATTACGGTTAAAAAACTTTTTCTCTCGAAATAAAAGTGTTGATGTGAATGAGTTTTTTTCTGCACCCTTTACTATATATCCCGGGGAAAGCGGTTTTGATTTGGCTTTTTATTCTTCTCCTAAAGCGATTAAAATTTATACTCTTGCTCAAAAAAAGAAGCTTTTTCTTTCGCCTGACACACCATATCATCTCAATAATATAGCTAAAGGGTTAAAGTATATTTGGAGATTTTGTCAAGAAAATAATATTAAAGTTTTAGATTATCCCAAATTTAAAAGCGGTATACATCCTATTTCTATAGTACATATTAAGGAAAGAAGAGTAAGCATATACAATATGTTTGCATTCAATGACTTTGAGGGAGAGCTACTTCGTTGCGACCCTGAGGCACTTAAATTTACATTAGGCGACATATATGATAATATTGCTGTATTTCGTACAAAATATCTTGGAAGCAGCAAGGCAAAATCTCTTGCTAGCTTAGGGTTAAAAAAACTTATCGGCAAAGAAAATAATAGTTGATTCTTCTAGTGTAGATAGTATCATAAAACTATGAGCGTAATAACAAAATCGATGTTTGATAGCATTAAGAGTGCTTTAACTAAAAATAACAATCAGCAGTCTAAGAATAAAGATATTTTAAAGTGCGAAGTTGGTAACACATATACTGTACGTCTACTGCCCAATACAACTGATCCGCAGAAGACTTTTTTCCATTATTACACTTTTGGATGGACCAGTTTTTGTACAGGGCAGTATGTCTCTGCGGTTAGCCCGTCTAGTTTTGGCGGTCGTGATCCTATTGCAGAGTATCGCTATAAGGTACTAAAGACCGGTACAGAAGAGGAAAAACAGAAGGCCCGGGCAATTATTCGCTCAGAAAAGTGGCTTGTAAATGCTTATATTGTAAACGACCCTGTTACGCCTGAAAATAATGGTAAAACTATGATAGTTAGGTATGGCAAACAACTTCACAAGATTATTATGGATGCTATCGAAGGTGATGGCGCAGAGGATCTTGGCTCAAGAATTTTTGATTTGTCTGATAAAGGCTGTAATTTAAAAATTAAAGTTGAGCAGCAAGGGGATTACCCTACATATGTTAGTAGTAAGTTTGCTCTTCCCAAAGCTGTTGAGGGATTAGATAAGTCTAAATTTGATGATGTTTATAAGAATATTCATGATCTCGAGACAGTTCTTCCTGCAAGAAGTTATGATGAGATGAAGAATATGCTTGACGAACATTATTTTTGTTCCTCAGGAGAGCAACGCGTGGCAAGTAGCTCAACAAAAAACGTAAAAGAACAAAAACCCACGGCTTCAGCTGAAGATTTGCTGGAGGATGATACAGTAAAACAGCTTTTAGCAGATATTGAAGATACAAAATAATGGATAGTATAGTCAATCTTACGCCTGATGATCCGCGGGCGCGAGAAGCCATTATCGGTTTGCTTGGTTCCACATTAGCAGAACTAAGAGAAATAGATAAAAATGTTGTTGGTAGCTCGAAGAATATCTCTGCAATAAGAACAGATTTAAAGAATGTATTAAATTTTCAACAGGCTTCCCCCGCAGCCACTGTTGTTAATGCTGGCGCTAACATAGCCGGAATACCCAATGTACCTATACAACAGCAGTCTGCAGTAGCTGTGCAGCCACCCCCTCCGGTTATCTCTACTCCATTAGTAGAGGATCCAAATCAATTAGTTTTTGATTTCAATCAAAAAATAACACCAGAAACTATTAATAATAAGCTAGATAGAATTTTAGATAAGCTAGATAGAATTATTGAAAATTACATTAAACGGTAATTGCATTTTATACGTTAGCGCTATAATAATAACGTGAACGTTTACATACCTAATCGAAAACTTTTTGTAAGCGGTTTTTTATCACCACTTAGTAGAATTAATGATAGTTGTGTAATCTGTGTAAAGGATACTGGTTTATTTTGCACTGTCTGTACAGCAGATTCATCTATTATTTTACATACTCAATACAAGCTTGACCTAGATATAGATTCACAGCTATGTTTAAACATTGCAGATATTAAAAAAATAGTAAAGGCTTTTGATTGCGTTAGCTCTGAGTCATTTACTTTTAATGTAGATAAAAATAATATTAATTACAGCGGACCAGAAGTTAACTTTAAATATCATTTACTTGAAAATGGTATTATAACCCAACCAAAATTAAATATAGATAAGATTAATTGTCTTGAGTTCCCTGTCTCATTTAATATACAGTACAAAACGCTGATAGAGCTACTCAGAGGCAGTACTTTTGCGACAGAAAGCAATAAATTGTATTTACGTACAAAAGATAATAAGATTTATGGTGATCTTACAGACAGATCTAGACATAATATTGATAGCTTCTCGATTGCTTTGGCCGACTATACCGGGCCAGAGTTTTCGGATATTTGCTTGAATTTTGAGACAATAAGAATAATTAGTAGTGTGAGGGTGAAGCAGTTAGAATGTAAAGTAAATCCGAAACTTGGAGTCATTGTATTTCAAGTTAATGATGATATTATTAAAACGAAATATATTGCTTCTTCATTAGTAAAATGAGTACACCTAAAAATAAGATTAGAACGCCTAGTTATTTCATGAAGAGGCTTAGGGATAACGGGTTTATTGTCTTAAGAATTTTTGATAGGTACGGGAAGCACGATCCCAGACGATGGACTGTTCTAGTAGATCCAGGTCTTAGCTCTGTTTTTATAACATGCTTTTCGAATAAGGATTTTAATGGCGATTTAATGTTCGAACTAAATGACGGCGGTATTAGATTTAATAAAAATTACAGTATTAAAACAGATAGTATTGAGGTTATTATAACATATTTAATTGAGCGTGGTATTAATAATGACCCCACAAACAGCCCATATTACATAGAGAGACCTAAATATATTAAAGGTGAAAAAGTCTAAAAACAATAACAGTGATGATATGAAAAACAATTCGCCAAAGATTGTTAAGTATGATAAAAAGCAAGTAGAGGAATTACTAAAATCCGCTATGCAAGATTTTTTAATTAGAAAATCTAGTGTTGCGCAAGAAAAAACAAAAAACGTTCATAATTTGATATCCCAAATTACGGAATTTTTAAGCGCTTTTATTATTATTGGTTATGATGTATCAGGCGAACCGGTTAATATCATTCATGCTACAAATCAGATGGACGCCGATGCGCTGAGTGCTGCTATTAATAAATTTATTCTACACTCAATCGGTGGTTCTTCTGAAAAATGAAGACGGTCTTAATTCTAGGCAAAGGTTTTATTGGTAGAGGATTAGCAACATTTTTAAAAGATAGAAATATTTCTGTTGAGATTTATAATAGAGCTGAGCTTGACTATACCGATCCACTAACATTTCAACAATTCTTAAAAGACAGGTATAAAACCTATGAGGTTGTTATAAATTGTTCAGGCTTTACTGGTCACCCAAATGTAGATGGCTGTGAGGATAATAAACCCGAATGCTGGTTTAGAAATGTCATTGTCCCTAGAAATATTGTTCTATCTTCAAATATGTTCGAGCTACCAGTTTTTCAAATAAATAGCGGTTGTATATACACAGGGTATGAAAAGGAATTTTCCGAACTTGATGAGCCAAATTTTGGCCTGTTTAATAACGACAGTAGCTTTTATAGCAAAACAAAACATGCATGTGAAACAATATTTAAAAACTGTCTAGTTTATAGTCTTAGAATTCGTATGCCGTTTGAAGGGTCATTGGACAAAAAAAATTATCTCTACAAGTTGTTTAGATATAACGATCTCATTAGTATGCCTAATAGTCTTACAAGTACAGAAGATCTGTATAGCTTTATATTAAAATTTATTATCCTAAGAGGAACCCTTACACCGGGACCTATTAACGTTGTTAACGAAGGTAGTATTAGCGCAAGAGAGATTATAGAAATGTTTAAATTAAAAAATATTTTTAATCCAAGATGGAATTTTATTGAGCTCGACTCTTTGAATACAAAAGCAAAGCGGAGTAATTGTATTCTATCAACAGATAAATTAAAAGCTGTAAACCTACAATTACCAGATACAAGGACATCACTTGAAAGAGATATTTCAACACTTGCATTATTACTTGAATAAAAATATACCAGTATCAAGAGGTATATACGCAATAGACAAAGGGGATTATAGAGGCGAATTTTTTGTCTATATAAAAACCACCGATGTAGGTGATCACTGCTTTTTAAGTTTACCTAAAATGGAGAAAAGACTTGTACCTGCAGATTCATTTAATTCAGGTATAAAAAATAAGATTATCACTTTTGTACAGAAACTACCAAAACCTATACATAAAATATGTTGTCGACAGCACGAAACCACTAGTATTGATAAACGCACAAAGAGTAATAAATAGTTGTATGGACTTTGTAAGACCGGTAAAAATAACAAGCCCTATCAGCGGGCAACCTGTTGAGCCTAAGATAGTTGAGAGGGTTTATGAAGGCAAACTATATAAAGAGGCACATTGGATCGACCCGGCCAGCGGCACGTTTATACGTAAAGGCATTATTAGTATAGAAGATTTAAGAGAAAAAAAGAATTGATTGTTAGGTTATTTCAGTTAAAATTATATTGTGCTACTAACTGAAGATTATATTGTATCTAAATTCTATCAATACGCGGGCTATCCAAAGTATAATAGACTTTCTAAATGTTATAGCGGTGGCTGCCCTACGTGTAGGGAAGGTGCCTCGTGGGGCAAAAAAAGAAGACTATATTACGTAACAAGAAAAAATTTAATATTCTGTCATAATTGCGGGCTCAGCGACAGACCTGCAAAATGGATTCAAAAAGTTGCTAATCTTACTTATGGTGAAGTATTGAAAGAGAACAGTCAGTTCCAATCAAGAGTTATAGATATTACAGAAACACCTATAGTACAAGAAACACCTACAAAAACAAATCAACCCGATCTTCCAGCAGATTCTATAAATCTGTTTGATAAAAACCAATGTGAATATTATAAAGATAACCCTGTAGTCAAGGAAGCACTAGCACTGATTAAACATAGAAGGTTAGATACCGCGGTCAATAGACCTGCAGCATTGTATGTTAGTTTATTAGATAAAATACACAAAGATCGGCTGGTAATACCTTTTCACGACATCTCCGGTAAAGTAGTACATTACCAGACCCGTACGATAATTGAGAATAAAAAATACCCTAAATATCTTTCAAAATTAAACAGTGAAAAAAGCTTATTTGGTATAAACCAGGTGTCGGAAAAGCTATCTAACATATTTGTGACTGAAGGTCCGATAGATGCCTTTTTTGTTGAAAACGGAGTAGCGGTAGCCGGTATCAATGAAGGTAAAGGCTCTTTTTTTACAAATAAACAAAAAGAGCAGCTAAACGGATTTCCTTTACACGAAATTGTATGGGTACTAGATAATCAATATATTGATTCTGCGAGCAGAAAAAAAACCATTGCCCTGGCAAAGACAGGTCAAAAGGTTTTTATATGGCCAGAAAAATTTAAGAAATATAAAGATTTTAACGAAATGGCAATTGGATTAAAGATTAATAAAATTTCTACTAAATTTATTTTAGAAAATACTTTTTCCGGTGTTAAGGCAAATTTAATTCTGGCTAATCAATCTTAAGACTCTTCACCCGAAATTAAGTAGCCCTTTAACGATTCGTTTAGAGAACTCAATTCCATTGCAACTCTTGCTAAGCGCTTTTTTTCACTATTAGAAATTTTTTCAAAGAGAGTATCGCAACCAGCCGCGGCAAGTTGTGATTGTACGCTAGAACCATCGACACCGTTGATAAAATTAATAAACTTTTCTATCTCTTGTATCCAACCGGTAAGGGTTTTTTTCTGAGCTGCATTATGTTGGCCTCTTACTTGGTCAACCCCTTGCGGGGGCGCGTTTGCATCTAGTGCGGCTGGATCTGTACCGGGCTCTAATTCAGCTGCCATGGCTTCGGGTTCTGTAGGTAATTGTTCTTTTTCGTCCGCTTCTAAAACACTTAAAAATCTCTTTTCAAACAAATTCATATTATTATTTATTATTTATGTGACTAGATTAAATATATGTATGGGAAAAAAAGTTAGTGCTCTGAATGAAGATTCACAAATGCTTTATAATAAATGGGTTAGCGGTATAGCTAAGAGGGATCTTCAACCTGAAATCATTACATTATCTGATATTGTAAACAGATTTCGTAATAATAACCAAGCCCCAAAGATATTGCCGTATCCTCTTGACAAGGTTATTGACTTTTTAGGGGATATTTTTGTTAAGTGTGCGGATTTACGCAGAACATTGGCTCAAGGGGTCAACAGTCCACTTATTAAAGATAAAGCTGAAAAGATTAAGACAGTCAGAGAATTAAATTTTGAAATACAGAAGATTCAAGAGCGCTTGTTCAGCTGTACAGATAAACTAAACAAATTGCTTGAAAAATAACTAGTTATAGTTTAATATATAAGTATGTTGCAACGGGCTACCTATAGTCTTTTATTGACTTTTCTTGTTAGTACATTATTGGCCTGGCCATTAACTTTTATGGGTGTTTGGTTCTTTAGTGGGTTTGGGTTTTTTACAGCTTTACAATTTATTAGTTTTTATTTTTATAGAGATTACGTATCACGTAAAATTGCTGTTGAAGAACAGAAAATTATTGCTGCTCGTGAAGCTGAGTTTAGTAAACAAGGGGCCGACGTTACTTGTCCATGTGATAGGCAAGTGAAATGCTTTGTCCCTATAGTATTAAATCAGCGAAATGAATATACATGCCCGGGATGTAACAAGGACATCAGTATTTCAGTAAATTTAAAAACAGCATTAATCACTACACCAGTAGTTGATACTTTAGAGCATATTGTAGTAAATAACATTAAAGGTCAAAATGGACGTGGTTAATGTAGTTGCAAGTCAAATCATGCCAGTATCTGGTTATGTAGCACCACCATCTATTGCACAAGTCAAAAAAGAGGTAGAAAATTTCTTTTTTTCGAAAGGCCCGTTAGCTTATAAAATATACAAAAACGCTTACACTAGTTCACTAGGTGATTCTGCTTCTTCTGAGGCGTTTATGCAGGAATTTTTTAATGCGTTAGAGAATTCTGTTAAATTACAGCTTAGGAATGATACGGTTGAACCAACCACTATTGTAAAGAACGTTTTCGACACACTCCGAAATAGTTTTGCTATTATTAACGCGGCCGGGGTAAAGATCGACCCGATTACTTTTTATGCAACGCTAGTTGCCTTTGTACTGAGTAAATTAAAATAGTTCTTGCGGTAAAAGAGGTGTTCATGTATTATAGAATATATGAACGATATAATTAATATTCAATGTTCTGAAAAAACGCATACTTTGAAAAAGATTGAATATGCGAGGTGGCTGTGCCTTATTGAGGCAATTGATTTAATTGAGAGAAAGGCCGACGAGCTTAAAACTGATTTAGTTTCAGATGATTTCTGGGTAAAGCCATTAGCGTTTCAAAAATATATCGAACAAAGACTTGAAACAATGGTAATTGACGTTGATAGGGAAGAATTTAATATACCTACAACTGTTTCTATTGGTTTGAATAAAAATATTGTACCTAAGGTTGTTGAAGAGGAGATTGAGGAAGCTGAGGAAGAAGTTGAACTGCCAGAAGAGGTAATGGCCGAGCTAGGCTCTTAATAATACCCGCCGTAGATTTCCGTATTATTAACAGACATATCAAATATCTGTCTACTACTGGTATTGTCCGCGCTTTCAGGATAACTGCTAGGCCGTAGTGTATAGGTTTTATCGTTTGGAATTAATGTTGTAATAGTACCATATTGAGCATTATCATAGACTTGGTCACTACCTTTTTCCTGAGGTAAGTTAGGTTCAAAAGAGTGATCAAAGCGCTTAGCTTTTAATAACCATACATAGTGTCCCATGAGAGGATTAATTTCCGAATTTTCCTGGTCCAGTCTTTCTGTTATCTCATACATTTTACCGTCCCTCTCACCAGGCCTTGTATTGCCATATTCTATCATTTTAAAGATGTCGCCAGCCTTGGGTTCTGTGTTAGGTGGGTAAGCTGCATAAAACGAACTTATATGGAGATAAGCAGTACATGTTTCATCACTCATATAGCCAAATTTGCTCAAAATTAAAGCATTTTCGGATAATTTAATTGCCATAACAACATTTTTGGGATCTTCAAACCTTGCTGTAGGTTGTTCGCCGTAGACATTGTCTGCAGATAGTAGATTATATGTATTACGGAAATATTGAACTTTTTGACCATATAAGTCTAGCTGCTCTCTCCAATAGTTGCTATATAATTGTCTTTCACATTCATTATTTTCTTTTTCTGTAAATCTTAATGTGCTTGTGGTGTATTTTAATGGATATGTCCTGATACAATTTACACCTGTATATTTGTCGACGCTCATTTTTGTAAAATATATCCTCTTAAATTTGGATCAAATTTTAATAAAATACCTGTGTTACCTAGGCTCTTAGGGGTATTCGGATTTAATCTTGAAATACCAAACTGCTGACTTAATTTTTGTACCTCGCTCGGTGTTAATGCTTTTCTTCCAGAATTGGTCATTTTTAAATCTTGCAGTGATTGTAGGGCTTTAGGATCAACACGGTGCATGTCAGGTACAGTTTGAGTATGTTTTCTAAAGCCTGGATCCTTTATTATTTTACGGTGTCTTTCTGTTGGTTTAAAGAAATTAGGACCTATATTAGTCGACAGCGTGCCCTGGTTCCAAGTAGCTACTTCGATGAGCAATTGTTTTTTAAAAAATTTTGCAAAAAGACTCACAAGTTATTTATAATAAAAAAGCCGT